TATGAACTAAACGACCTTTAACGTTATATTCTCTAACTTTAGCTTCCATATTTTTCCTTATGATACATCCATCACTTTACATTCCCATTTCCTACCAGTCTTAACCCATCCGTGAATATGTATTTTTATTCCGCTTTTGCGAACCATTCCTACATTCTCACTATCAGCAATTTTCTTTGCTCTTGCTGCCATGTTGCTAGCAGATGTAGTTTGCACAGCTAAAACTTCATTTTCTTTTATAGCAAGTAGATCACAGAATCCCCACATGTCTTGGCGTATTTTGCAAAAGTGATTCCATTTCTCTGTAATAGCTACAAGGTATCCATCAGCTCGTAACTTCTTAAGGCTTAACTGCGTTGGGCTTGTCGCCATCAAATTGACTTTCGTTAGGTTTTTCAAATCCATCTTTAAAACGTTTTTCTACTTCGCCTGTAGACTTGTTTAATTCATATTCATAATCTTTTTTAAATATTTTATTCCAGTTGTCTTCTGCTTCTTGTTCAGAAATTAACAATGGTCTTCTTCCAGAACCTTTACCCAATTTTAATTACCCCTCTATCAAATAACCAACCAATAGTTTTACGATGGGCTTGCTCCCATGCTTCAATTCTTTCTGCTCTGTCTAACTCTTTGTTGTTGTCTATCATATCATGACATTGATAACAAAGACTAGCGATGCGATAGTCGTTTGCTTTCATGCCCATTGATTTTCCATCTCTTGATTGATTGGAGTGAGCAGCACATACTGTTCCGTCTTCTTTGCCACACATAGCACATGGAAACTCACGCACCGCTTCTAACAGTTTCTTATTACGATAATTCATAAAAATACCTAATAAGTTTAGCAACACCACCAACAAACCATACGATGCAAAATATAACTATGCCATCAATGATTGGTTGCCTCATAATTCCCAACTCCAACCTAACTGACTAGCCCATTGCTCAATATGTTCTTGATACTCTGTCATTTCTTTAGTAGTAAGTTTGGTAGTAGACTTCACCAACTCAACTGGATTGCCAGCAATTTCAGTTTGATATCGAAGAAACTTATAACCCATTAACTCATGAATAGTGGTTGGGTCTTCACCTGTATAGTTAGCAACTGAACCATACAACGACCAAAGTCTTTCGTTCTGTTCAAGTGACCTCACAACTTTTTCCTCGCTAATGTTTACACGCCATCTTTTAGTTAAATCAAGAGCCTTGATTTTTGTTATCAAGTTTTCGTAATTGTACTTCGTCAAAACGAATCGAATCATATTTGTCATCCCATCCTTTAGATTTAAAAGTTACACCTTCTTTAGATGTTGCTTTGTAAGTAGCATCTTCACCATACAATTTTTGAACATATTTTATAAATTCATTTATGCTCATGGTCGTTCCTTATAACTTAAACCTTTTTTATCAAACCAAAAATTCCATTTACCCTCTACAGGATAATTACGTTGCTTTTGTAAATACACTACGCAATCTGGAATACCTTTTAAATCTTCTTCTGTCTTATCACCTGTTTCAATATCATATTCTTTCTTCTTGTTGCGGAACACACAAATTATGTTATCACATAAATTGCGAATATGCGAGCTGCCTAAAATGTGAGTAGCATCTGGAACTACGTTTTCATCTGCCATCTTACGAGTATGTGCAACCAAGAATACATGTACGTTTAAATCACGACACGTTGTAGCAAGTCTGTCTATAAAAAGTTTTTGTCTTTCGTAATTGTCTTCAGAAATATCTGACATCTTCATAAGAGAATCAATTACAAATACTTCTACCCCCAAGACATGCTTACCCCAATACAATGTAGCAATCATATCTTCTGATGTAGTAGAGCCTGTCTGGTCATAAAGATATAACTTTTCTTTAGCACGATCACAAAACTTTATAATATAGTCATCTGTAGGTTCTGATGACTTTAATGTTTGCTGTACCATACGAGCAAGAGTTAATACAGGTCTCATCTCTAAAGAAGCAATCAAGCATTTAGTATCTTGTTTCATTAAAGATAAAACAATTTGAGACAACCACATACTCTTACCATGCCCCGACACTCCTGTCAAGACAGTTAGTTCAGCAGGTCTTATTTTGAAGTCATCTTCCGTCTTAACGAAGCCCAACGATTTGCCAGAGTGTATTTCAGAATTAAAATATCGAACAACATCGTCAGTAAAAACATCCGTACTCTTAACAAGAAATTCTGCATTTGCATGTTCACCTTTATAATATTCATTTATGATTTCCTTATTGACTGTTAATTTTTCTAATGCGTCACCTATGTTCATTTAGCACCATCCCATATATTCCTAACTTTTTGTAATTCATCTTCCCATCTTTCTTGGTTAATGTAAGTTAGTGGAGCAGGATTAAATCCTTCTTTCCATGATTTAGTTTTACTCATTTCTTTTACATGGTAAATAATCTTGTCAGCAATTTTATCCAAACCCTTGCTACTCCATTTTTCCATACATGGTTTTTTACCTACTTTTCTATTGACTGGATACTCTTTCCAAAAATCTTCAAATCGCACAATAGATATTATTTTATCTTCTCTTATCTTATCTGGGGCATCCGATGGGCATACAATGTCTAGACTTTGGGTAGACAAAGGGCAGAGCCAATCCTTTAAAGTTTCTAAAGCATTGATTATATAGTCTTTATCTTTGCGAAGTCTAAATGCTATAATATCAACACTAGGCAACTTACCTTCATCTTGACTAGCCAAACACCATAGTTCAAAAAGTGTTGACTTTTGATCAGAAGTTAATGTAAACCAATCTAAATTATTTAAAACATCCCTACCATAAATTTTAAACCATGTCATTTCTTTACGATATTTTGGATTAGAAGTATTATATAAATTAAACTTTTCCCAGTTTTTAATTTTGTACATTTTTTTTCTCATCTGGATCTTTTAATGCTGATTTTAATATTGCCAATATTAATGTATATTGGTTTTCTGATAATTCAAAACCACCATTATTTAATTCGCCTTCTGATGCTTGAAAAATAGTACTTATAGATACCAATGCGTCTCTGCTAGTCATATTACTCTCCTTGTACAACTGGTTGTTGTTTGTTTGCAATAATATCTTTTATCTGATATGCACGCAACTCTGGAATAGGTTTATCTAAATTTTTAGACCAATGCTGTACAGCCTGTCTTGTTAAGCCTAATGCTTTTGCCATTTGGTACTTTGTTTTGAAATATGAAACAGCCTCTTGATACGTCATTTTTATCTCCTTTATTTAACGTAAAGCGATATTAACATGTATAAAAATTATAGTCAACTAATATAAAAGTCGGATAAATACCCACCTATTAAAATACTTCTTGACATAAAAATTGACTAGGAGTATAGTGGCTGTTCTAGTTTAGGAGTGAGTATGAAGGTAAATAAATTTATGCGTATTATCACTAATGACAGGCTACAAAAAAAGTTTACACAAAAGTTCTATTATGTGGTAAAGTGGTTTTTAGTAATATTTTGGGGATATTTTTTATGGCACATTCTTTAAAACATATATCAGTTATTCTTGCTGATCTTGTAAAAGAGCTTAAAGAAGATAACGACAAATGGGAGAAAGCAAATGAGTCAAAGACAACATTACGATCAAGTAATGATGGAACAACATCAAAAGGAGAACAAGATGAGCATACACAGTAAGTTAATGCAAGCAAGATTAAAGTTACAAGTAGCAGACCTTAAAAAGTCTGGTCATAATAAATTTGCGGGATACAAGTATTTTGAGTTAGGTGATTTCTTACCTACTATTCAAGAGATTTGTAATGAGGTAGGTATCTGTGGCACAGTCACATTTTATACGGACATTGCAGTTTTAACTGTTACAGATATGAATGATGCTACACAATTTATTGAGTTTAAATGTCCTATGTCTTCAGCAGCGTTAAAAGGTTGCCATGAAGTTCAGAATTTAGGTGCAGTTCAAACTTACTTGCGTAGATATTTATGGACTAATGCTTTTGAGATTGTAGAGCATGATGCTATTGATTCTAGTGCAGGTGCTGTGATTAATATGAAAGATACTAAAGCAGAGGACTTTATTTAATGGAACAAAGATCAGAAGAGTGGTTTCAAGCACGGCTAGGTAAGGTTACAGCTAGTCGTGTGGCTGATGTACTAGCAAAGATTAAGAGTGGTGAATCTGCGTCTAGACGTAACTACAAGATTCAGTTAGTAAGCGAAAGACTGACTGGAGAAAAGCAAGAAACATATGTAAACCAAGCGATGCAAGACGGTATTGATAGAGAGTTTTATGCTAGGGAAAGATATGTGCAACAGTTCGGGGAAGTGGAAGAAGTAGGATTCGTTAAGCATCCTACTTTGGAAGCTGGGGCTAGTCCAGATGGTATGGTAGGCGATGATGGGATTATTGAAATTAAATGTCCTATGGGAAGTACGCATACAGAAACATTAATGACACAAGACATTCCAAGTAAATACGTTCCTCAAGTACAGTTTCAACTTTTGGTGACAGGTCGTAAGTGGTGTGACTTTGTAAGCTATCACCCAATGTTTCCAAAGCATTTACAGATATTTGTAAAGCGTATAGAAGCAGACCCAGTATATCAAAAAGAATTAGAAGTGGAAGTAAAGCAGTTTTTAAAAGAAGTGGATGATGTAATTAATAAACTGAAGGAGATTAAGTAATGTTTAATGACCTAGAAAGGCAGATGTTAGTAAATGCGTCTAGCGGGTTACATGCAGAAACATTTCATGCGTTAGATATTGAGGAGCAAGAGCAGCACATGGCAAAGTTAGATAAAGTTATTGGTACTTTGATTAAAAAGAATCCTGATAACTTTACAGGTAGCACAGTAGCAAATTTTTATAAAACACAAGGAAAATAAAATGGCAGAATATGACAACACAAACACGTTTACTTTATTTAAGAATGATAAGGGAGACAATCCTAAACGACCAGATTACACAGGCATTGCTAACGTAGATGGTATTGAATTTAGAATTAGTGGCTGGATTAGAGAAAGTGCTAAAGGTAAGTTTATTAGTGGATCTGTACAACTAAAAGATGGTGATGTTAAGCCTAAACAAGCAGCAGTAGATGAGGATGTTCCTTTCTAGGAACACCCTCTCTAAATGTTATTACTTGTTCATAACGTACATAGTTACTTCAAAGCCAAAACGCATTTCAGTTGCTGATGGTGATGTCCACATAGTTTGCTCCTTGTTTATGACATACAAAATTGTTTGTCTAGCAAATTATGCTGTTTTTGCGATACAAAAGCAAGTAAGAAATATTTATATTACCCTAATGAAAATACGGAGACATTATGGAAGAGATTATAGATTTTGATGACAATAGTGTGTTGGCACATACCCCAGAAGGTAAATTGCTGACATGTATACTAACGCAAGCAGTAGAAGATGCTTTATATAGACACGCACCTAATAAATCAGGTACTAAAAATATGAAGTATCATCATAAGATTAATTTTGAAAACAAAATAGACGCTATTAAATGGTTGTTTACTAATAGCGAATTATTAGATTCATGTTGTTTTGTAGTAAACGTGCATAAAGATTCTATTAGAAAAAAGATAATAGATATTATAGGTGCAGATGTTATTCATCCACTTGTGTATAATGTTTACAAACCATAATGGACATGCAACTGACAGAGCATGACGTTCATTGTATAGCTACAGCAGTCTATACAGAAGTCAATACACAATCACTACAAGAAAAACTAGGGGTTATTTATGTGATTGCCAATAGAATAAGGTCTAAAAGATTTGGCAAAGATGCTTGTGAGGTTGTATATAGTCGTGGGCAGTTCATAGGAGTAGAAAACTATGTAAATGGTA